ATCCTCAAAGCAGATGTTAGACCATCTGGTAGTTTTCTCTCATAAATTTCCGAACGTGTCAACCAACCTTTATACCAAGTTTGAAACCTGGGTTTATCCTTCAATGCCTGTTCTTCATCAGGCGTTGTTTGCTTGAAGATATTATTCGGATATTCTTTTGCAGCAACAGGATGTGACATTATGGACAATCAATATATTTACCAGTACCAATCTTGGTAGAACCAATAGTGGTGAGTTGTTCTGTATCTAGACATGCTAATGATGGTAACAGTCTAGCACCATATCCACCTCCACCAACAATGTCAACCGAAGGCAGAGTTAAGAAAGTAGTTTCTCTATCTAAGACACGAGCGCCAATAACAAATCCATCATCATTAATGATTGCCTCAGCAACTCCTACTCGACCATCAACATACATATCAGGTTGACTTGTATATCTTACTCCAGGTCTCAGAACAGTAAACGCATCAATAATACATCTAACACCATTATCAGAAGCAAGATTTAGTTTATAACCATATCCAGGAGACTGAACTCTAATCTCAGTTAACCTTCCACTTTCATCGAGAAGACCTGTTGCTGTAGCACCACTTCCCTGTCCACCAATGAATACCACAGGTGGTTCTGACCATGGATCTCCTGGGTCATCAATAGGAATCTCAATGATTCCTCCATTGTCATCAGTAATTGGTGGTTTTACAGTTGGAGGAACAAAAGGTTCAAAGACTGTAGTTGGATCATCTCCAACACCAGGATCTTCTGGAGTTTCTGGAGTATCTACTGTAATCAAAACGTCAACACTCGCTCCTTTTCCAGTGAGAGTAAATGTTAGAGTTTCTTGGTCTTCTAGTAGATTATCTTCTTCAATTCCGACCGTAATCTTCGCTTCGCCATTGTTGATGATAAAAGATCCACTTAATTTACCACCAACGATGTCCCCAGCGGTAATATCTGTGCCACTTAGGTTGTAATAAAGAATGGATCCATTAGCAACAAATTTAGTTTTCACCGTATAGATAATGAATTCTCCTTCAGGACAAGTAGATCTGTTTGATGTCACCGTATAAGTTGGAGTTACTGTAGGTGGAGTATCAGAATCGGTATCTGGATCAGGATCAATATCAGTATCATCATCCACCGCAGGTGGTTCTATAACTTCGTCTGGTTGTTCTGTTCCAGGGACTGTAGGGAATGGATCTACAATTGGTGGTTTATATGGATCATATGGTTCTTTGACATTCTCTTCAGTAATAGTACATCTTGCTGTACCTTTGATGTAGATCGTTTCTACTTCAGTTTCATTTATTGGAGAGTTTGTGGTAATTGTCACAAAGAAAGTTTCATCTTGTTCAGTTAGTGAATCTGTCAAAGTTTGAACTGTAACAACTTTTTCTGTCTCTCCAATATTAAATCCTACAATCTCACTCACTGGAAGATAATCAGACTCAACTGTAGCAGTTCCTGATTTTGGAGAGTCAATAGTTTTAAATTTGACAGAAGATGCAATATCAATCTCACCTTCTCTTGTAATAGTAAACTCTGCTACTTGACCTTCGACAACAGTAATGTCATCAATATTGTAAATAAGTTTTGGTCTCTTTGTTTCTAGATCAGATTCTTTTGGAACACCACCAACAAATCCAACCGTAGTAATTTGTAAAGGATTGCCTGTATATGCTTCATCACAAACATACTGAGTGTAGTCTGGAGGAGTATCGCCAAACAATCCATCAATATCAGCGAGAAGATCATCTAAGAAGTCTTTATCATCCTCATCCTTTTTCTTCTCACCAGATGTGCAAACTTCTTTATACTTTGAACAAGTTTGATCTGGACCAGAACAAGAAATTCCTAGAAGTTTAAATACAAAATTAATAGCTTCTCCAATTAGATTCAATGGACCAGCAATAGCGCCCAAGATATCTTGCAATGGTCCAAGAATACTATTAAGAAGTTCATTCATTAATTGGTTGATCTTGGAAATAATTCCATTCACAAACTCATCTACTTGGCAAATAGCGGCACGATAAATCTTGCCGATAAAATTCATTAATACATTGGTTAACCACTTCTCCAACCTTTCTCCAAGATCTGCCATTTGGCACCCAAGATCTTTTAGAAGGTTATTGAACCATTCGGTTACTGGCGTCAATATGTTTCCGCCTTTCTCTCCATCTGGATAAAGAAGTGCTTTTACCAGAAAATCTACAGCTTCTCCAATTTTTTTCTTGATAAATCCTTTTACTTTTCCAAGAAATTCTCTTACAACACGAATTGCTTTATCTACCTTAGATCTGCCATCAGAAATAGAATTATTCAGATCTCCTGTAAGATTGTTGATATAATACGTTCCAATCTTACCATTACTCTTCTGGATATCTCTTAGAAGTTCTCCAAGGATACTAGTTATTTGAGTTTTCAGATCAGGTTTTTTGCACTTTTCTGCCGTGATCTGACACCACTCTTCTTGATCTATAGCTCCTCTTTTTCTATCACCCTCATCTACTCTATCTTCACCCTCTTCGTTTGTAGTTCCATCGGATAGAGGACCAGCTTGAGTATTTGGTTCTGCTTCCCCACCTTCAGGATTCTCTGGTGCTGGAACACCATCTTTAGCTGGATCAACTCGTGCAGCTGTAGTGTTGTTATATGTTTCAAATCCATCATCATCTGGTCTCTCACTTTTAGAGACAGTTGTAGCAGATGGGGTCTGACCAATAGAACCCATAATAATGGGTTTCTGTCTATCATTATCTAGGTAAAAACCAATGACCCAACATCCCTTGATAAGTTGAGGATGTGCTCCGCCAACATTACCAGGCATGAAGGGTACATTGACTGGCATCATCACATTTGCCCATGGCAAGTCTTTCGTATCGAGGATCTCCTTACTTTTGGGATGATCTCCTACAATACGAACCTTGAAACGGTATCCGCCTTTATTATTCTTTTCGTCTGCGGCAGTTCCTTCGACTTGTCCTACCCACCAGTTAAATCCATCGGATCCAACACGTTGAGTTGGTATTAACTGTGATAATAATTGATCCATACTAATTAGTTGTCATGCAACTTACACTCTGGTGCTCCTGGTTCTTGATCACAATAAAGTTCAAGTGGTGTGGGATCGTGATGATCTCCTGCCTCAATCTCGTCTTTATGATGCTCTACCCAATCTTCGAGATCGTGCAGTTCGCCTTCAATATGACGACGCTGCTGTGGGGATGTCAGAGGATTCTGCAGAATCTCTTTGTCCTTCTCGATATGCTGTTCGATGCTGTCCATGTGTAGTACCTCCTGTGATTATTTAGTGCCGTGATTTGACGGTCTGTCCTTTAGACCATATGAGTCTCTCATTAATCTGAGAGTTGTCGAAAATCTACCATTAGTTCCGACTGTAGTGTCATAAGTGTGAGTAACCTCAGCAATTAAATAGACACCACTACTTTCGGGATCATAATTTTCCCTTCTTGCCTCAACATTAGGCAATTTATTGATTAATCTGATGTCAATCTTGTCTCCAGCACAAATATTGGGATTGCCAGGAATTACAACAGTACAATTTTGATTTTTTAGCAATTCATATCTTGCTACAGATTGCGCTGCATAATACTTCTGCCAATCAGCAAATTTGGTTGGGTCTGTTCCACCGTCTTTAGGATCGGGTGATGCAGGTTTTGCTTCGTTATACCATGATTCGTGATCCAAAAAGTATGACATAATTCTAGTTGGATAATCAGAAAGTTCAATCTGATTTGAGGGAATCAAAGTAATTCCCTCTTGCCCACCTAAATGTGCCATGTTGTCATAACTGTCCTTAATCTTGTAAACATACTCTTCATATTGACCAGTGGAGTGATTGAAGAATACCATCAAAGAAGAATATTTCCCCCTTCTTAGTGATTTCATCAAATTAATCTCAGATGAGAAGTTAGCACTATAAATGGCAAATCTATCATCTCCACCATCATCTTGATTTCCAAGTCTTTCAACATATGGACCCCAAGATGGAGAATCTAGTTTTTTAGATTTTAATTTACTATCTTCTGTAGCACATAAAGAATCAACCCCAAAGAAATTATAACCTCTATATGTCTCCCAGAAGAAAAATCCACCAGTTCCCTTAATCTGCTGTTCTGTAGTTCCTGTGTTATCCGTATTGTTTGATGTATATGATGCCTGAACAGGAACTGCTTTTCTTAAAAGATCTGTTATCAAATCGAAAGGACGTTTCCTGTTAGGAGTCATTTTGACTTCAAACTTTGATGGTTCTGCAAAAACAGTTTTTTCTGTTTTAAGAGTATTTTGCAAAAGATCTTTTACAATACTCTCTGGATTTCCAGATAAAGGTTTGGTGATTCTAGTGACTTCATTAATCAATGCTTCTGCAGAAATCAATCCAAGAGTATACACTTGCTTTTGCTGTTGTGTAAAACGATTTCCAACCGTCCAAAGAACCATCTCATAATCATACGATTCTTCAGAAAAAGTAGTCAAGACAGATATTTCTACCTTTTCTCCGCCTTGAATTGGCAATTG